AGCTACACAAATACCGGCTCTGGTGGTGGTACTTGTTATTACATCAACCTGGGCGGTCTAAAAATTGCCTTTGGTACTACCGGCACGTTCAGCACTGCTGCCGGCGTTAACTATTTTGCATCACTACCTGTTGGCTTCTTTTCAGCAGTTTATGGTGGCTCAATCTTTAACCCATCATCATCAGCTGTTATTTCGCAAGTTGGCTCAAACCTTACTACTAGCGCGATCCAACAATACATTCAAACAGTCAGTAGCAACGTAAAGATTTCATTCATCGTCATTGGAATTTAATAAGGAGGTCCATACGTGGATGCCGGACTTCCCAGAGAAATAAAGCTCAACGGTACTGAATGGGCGGCTGCCCGTAAGCGTGCCATAGCTACACTCGATCCTATTTGTGCGATTTGCCACAAGTACATTGATATTGAGTTGCCTATGAAAGATCCCGTGACCGGCGTTTGGAATAGTCTAGCAGTAGAAGTGGATCACATCACGCCACGTGCCAGGGGTGGCGCACTGTATGAAATCAGTAATCTACAATTGTCACACAACATCTGTAACCGCAGAAAAGGCGCTAGGATGGATGAAGACTACGCTGAGCAGCAGGTTACCAATCAAGTACCCTGGTCACGACAATGGTAAAAGCTTGTGGTATAATTGCACCATATAGGAGTTCGCACAATGCCAAACGAAAATAACGTACCAGAGATTAGCCCAGCGGCAATAAAAGCTTACATCCCTGAGCCGGAGGTTGATACTGATGGCACGGACTAAGCAAGAGGTACGAGACTTTTTAAACAGCCAGGTGGGGCTAAAAGTCAATGCGAAGTGTGGCATTTATAACGGTCAATGCGTATCGTTAATCAAAGCGCTACTTGAATTTCTTGGTGCGCCCGATCCATACGCTGGGCGTGGCCACGCTAAAGACGTTGGTGACACACTGCTAAGGCAAGGACTGGCACAAAATGGCGGTGGATGGCTTAACGTAGCTGTGAACCGTGATATGGGGCTTATTGATGGCGTTAGGTACGGTCACATTTGGCTTGACCTATCCGGCGAAGCTAATTTTGAGCAGAATGGCGCACGTGCGCTATGCACTACCAAAAACACACGCCCACTTAGTCAGGCACAGCAAATTGTTAATTTAGATAAGTACATAAAGGGGGATGATATGCAGGTAGGCAAAGAAGTTGGATATGATGCACTGAACAGGTTGCACCATCAAATTGTAGGTAACTGGGATATGTCAAAAGCTTACTGGGATAGCATCCAGGGCAAAAACGTATCACAGCTGTTGCTAGAGTGGTCTAACCACAGCAATTCAAATACGGCGCTCAAGCAGCAAGAAGTTGGCGAAAATGCAGTACGTGACCGCTGGGATCAGCAGATTTACGCACTACAAGACCAGCTGAAAGCTATGGGTAGCCGTCCAACCGCAGAAGAGCTTAAAGCCGCAAGAGACTTGGCAGACAGCCTAGCCGCTAAGCTTGAAGCCGCTGTAAAAGAGCGTGACGAACTGAAAGCAGAAGATGCAGCTGCTGATGAAGCCGGCAACGCATTTACACGTTGGATAGGTGAACAAATTAGTAAACTTTTAGGTAAGAAATAGGAGTAAGGTTATGGATAATAAAGCCCTCATTGAAACATTTAAAACTATTGGTCGTGGTATATGGTTTGCGCTGCTTGGTGTAATCGTCCTGGTCCTAACGGTGATTGCCGGTAGCCCAGAGATTGCGGCAGCAACAGTAACCGTGCCGGTCCTAAACATCACCCTATCAGTGGGTGCGCTCATTGTGGCTGGTGTTGCATCGCTGGCTAAGATTATTGACCGCTATATTCACAAGTCTGATAACAACCGGCTTAGTGGTATTGCGCCAACATTCTTACAAAAATAGCACCTGAAACCAAAAAGACCACCCTCGCAACGGTGGTCTTTTTTATTGGTCAGTGTTTGTTTTATTGAACTGAATACATTTATTGTACAGGCGTTGGCTTTACTTTGTCTAGTGACTGGCTGCCTTTCATTTCATTGCAGTAACCGCACGCCGGCTTTAAATTATCCTGGCTGAATTTCTTTGTGCCGTCACGGGTACGGGCAACCACGTGATCTACTGTAAGCATTCCAACACCATAGCCGCATTTGTCGCGGTCCAGTGTGAGCTTTGGCGTACACCACGGGTGTATTCGCAGATAGCAGTACCAGTAGCCATTTTCATCAGGTGGGTTTTTTCTGATCCACGTGGCACGGGTGATGAACCATTGCTTAGTTGTTTTGCCTATCTTATTTATGGGCTTGGTAGAGCGTTTTATTTCAGTGCGCTTGAGCTGTTTAAGCTTTCGTTTTGGGTTTTGGTAGCACGCATAACTGAAATGCCCCATCAGCCCACAATGCTTGCAGGGCTTCTTTGGCGTTCGGTCCATAAGTGTTAATACCTCCAATCTGTATACAATAATTGTACACTACTCGCTTATGTTATAATTACACCATAAACCAACCCATATACGTGGACTACACGGAAAAAAAGGAGAAGATGGAATGGCAAAAAAAGAGGTCTATGTTGAAATCAAAGTTATGAAGCTCAGTGAGCTGGTACATAACGAACGCAACCCACGCTACATTAAAAGTAAAAAGCATCAAGAGCTGATGAAGTCTTTAAAAGAATTCCCAGAAATGAAGCTGTTGCGTGAAATCATAGTTGATGAAAACAACCTAATTCTTGCAGGTGACAAGCGTGTATATGCGCTTGAAGAGCTTGATTACGCAGAGGTCACCGTTAAGCAGGTGTTCAACCTTACCGAAGACCAAAAGGATGAATTTATTGTAAAAGATAACATCCATAATGGTGAGTGGGATAGTGATATTATTGCCAACCAATTTGATGCCGGTAAGCTGGCTGATTGGGGCGTACCATCATTCAAGCTAGGCGGTGATGCCGTGCCTGCTGAAAAGCAGTACAAAAACCACGAAGTAACTTGCCCAGAGTGTGGGCATCATTTTGAATTATCTGAGTCAGAAGAATAACCCAGGCTTTTTGCTATGCCCAAGAAAAGTAGTAAGCCTGCCGGTGATGCTGGGGATGTAACCCCAGAAAAAATTGCTAAGACAAGCGGCAAGGCTGTTAAGGCAACCCCAAAAACCACCAAGCCTACTACTGTTAAGAAACCTGCTAAGACCAAGAAGCCGGCAGCTAAGGCAAGCAAAAAAAAGGCGAGTAAAAAACTTGTTCAACCGGTAATCACAGAGCAAATGTTTTTCAATTACTTTATGAAATTATCGTATACAAAATTTATTCGGTTGAGCAAAGACTGGAATGAAGAGAACTTAAAAATAACCATTCCAAAGATAGATGATTACGATGCGGCACTAAACTATTTCAAGACCCTACCGCCAAACAAAATTAAGATGTTGGCAGAGACTGGGCTTGATTTAATTTCTACGGAGTCATACGCAGCACTGAGCCGTTGGCACGACATTATCAGTAACCCTGGGCGCATTGATAAGATCCACAAGGCTGGGCTTAGCAGTGGCAAGAGCAACAAAACGATTATTGAACTGGCTGCCAAAAATGACCGGTACGGCGTGCTTAAAGCTATTCGCAATGAGTTGGCTGAGAAATTACAAAAGGGTGCTGGCAACCGTGACACGGCAGACCTCAGTAAGCAGATGATGGAAGTTATGACCCAAATTGCAGATTATGAGCGCCGGTTAGCGCCTGATAAAAAAACAGTGCTTGGTGACCTGCTGAGCAACCGCCCAGAGCCAGGCATTGCAGCAAAGCGCCCTGGTCGCAATGGCGGTGGATCGCGGCAGGGCAGCTTCAAAGCACGGGTAACAATTAAAGATGTAGAGGGCGGTAAGTAATATGGCACGAAGATACGGCAACCAAAAACCACGCCTAGACCAATTTGAAGATGGTGATATTTGGCTGGCTGATAAAACATTGCAGCTGTTGGATCACTACGGCATTAGCCTGTTGCCGTGGCAAAAAGCAATTGTATACCGCTGGATGGCACTTACCTGGGATGAAGAGGGCGGCACGGACGGGCAGGGCGCTTGGAAGTGGACTAACCCTAAAGCCGGTCTGCTTGTGCCACGCCAAAATGGTAAAACAGAAATCATTATTGCCCGTGTTATTGGCGGTATGATTTTTATGGATGAAGCGCTTATTTATACGGCGCACTCTGATAAAACCGTTGATGAAGTCAAACGCCGTGTGCAGAATTTCTTTTACCAGGCAGAGGAAGAGATTAGAGACTTGCTTACCCAGGAGTTTGACAAAGAGCCTAAGAGCCTTGATTACATTGAGTTGCGTACCAAAGGGCGCTGTGTATTCCGAACCCGAACCCGTACCGGTGGACTTGGTACAACCAACGATACGCTGATATTAGACGAAGCCCAAGAAGAGACTGATGCCCAGCAAGAAGCATTGCTGCCAACCATTTCAGCCGGTAAGAGCCAAAACCAGCAGATATTACGTGCCGGTACGCCGCCAAGCGGTGGTGGCTCAGGTACGGTGTTCATTCGTATTAGGCAGAATGTTGTTGATGGCAAAGACCACGAAACCTGCTGGCAAGAGTGGTCAACTGAGTTGCTTGTGAGCGATCCGTTGAATGATGAAGATGCCTGGTATGATTGCAACCCGTCACTAGGCTATCACCTGATGGTAAACGCGGTCCGAAACGAAGCCAAAGATATGGCGGTGGATAGCTTTAATAAAATGCGCCTGGGCTGGATCGCCGGCAAAGAAAGCCAACGGGCAATCAGTGATGAATTATGGTCACAGCAGAAAGTTGATAAGGTTGTTTACGAAGAGCCGCCACGCCTTGTGTACGTGGTGAAGTTTGCGCCTGATGGTAGCGCTATGAGCTTGGGCGCTGGTGTGTATATGCCTAGCGAAGATTTAGAGATTGATAAGGTACACGTTGAGCTGATTGAGCGCAAGCCAATGAGCGCCGGCACTGGATGGATCACTAACTGGCTGATGGCAAAAGCGCCCGGTCAAGAGCGCCGGCGTTGGCGTATGGCTGCCAAAATCATTATTGATGGGCAGGCTGGTACTACATTGCTTGTAGAAGAGCTTGTACGCACCGAAAAGCGAATAAGCAAGCGAATACTCACACCGAACGTAAAAGAAGCCACAGCAGCCTACAGTGCGTTCCAGGCAGCCATTGAGCAGCATACTGTGACCCACTACGATCAGCCGGCATTGAATGGAAGCATAAAGACCGCAAAGAAGCGTGCAATTGGGCGTGACGGTGCTTATGGCTATGCCACGATGAACCCTGATATACAAATTGACCCAACCGAATGTGCAGCGTTTTGTGTATATGGCGCGGTCCGGTTTGCTAAAACATTCAAAACCACTGGTGGTAGTAGGCAAAAGGTTAGTGTATAATCGCCATCAGGTTATAGCGAAGTAAGACACGCTGTAACTCAGAACTCCAATTCGGCAATAAAAGCGCCCCAGAATGCGAAAGCAGCAGGGGCGTTTTGCTTTGCTATAATATGCTTATGGAAAATGAACCCAACACAGAAAACGTAGTATACATTGACGAATACCCAGAGCTGGCAAAGCGTGTGTGGCTACGCAGGCTGGCGCAACAGCGGCTTGTTGGCACTAAGGCGGTATGTGAAGTGTTTGTGCTGCCCAACCCCCCTGACGGCGCTGCCTAGCTATTGACAAAATAGGGCTGATGTGCTAATATGTAGTTATGATTAAATCAATCACAAACAAATACTACGAATACAACCCAAACGAATTTCTACCAATTTTTTATGAGGGCGTGCTTGCCAATCGTAAAGACTTCCATTTATACAAAGCCAAAAAAGCTGCTAAGGCTCTTGGTACTGCACTTGCGCCAATGGGCAACCGCATTGATAGCTTCTTTGTAAATCATTAAGATTTGCTATGCACTACACTACACACCTGCCCCTTTAACAGAGGTCAGGTGCTTTTTCTATAACACTATATAGAATGTTCAATAGAACAAATTTATACACTATATAGAAGCACCAGGTAATAAAGCTTACTTTTGCACCAGTTACCCACAGAAAACAGGCATTTATGCACAACCGGCTTGGCAAGCATTGATGGTTGGTGGTATATTGAAGCACAGACAAATGAATTGGAGGGTACTTATGTCTTACAAAGTGAGTGACCAGCGCATTCAAACAATGCTGGAAAAAATAGGGGATGCAGCGCAACTTGTAGATAACAAGGCATTTTTGCCATTCTTTCGCAGCGCTCAAATCGTTTTAGAAAAAGATGGTAAGGCTGATGAATGGGGTAAAATGATTGCTCTAGCGCTCACTAAAGAGCAACCCAGCCGTTATTTCGCCAAGCTTTGTAAGATGGTAAAGGATCGAACGTACAAATTTGTTGAAGCCGTTAAAGAGGTGGTGACCGGTGCTACCCTATGGCTAGACGATAAGCTTATTAAGTTTGGCTTTGGCAAGTATCACAAATTTTGGCGGCGCAAGGCGCAGGAATTCATCAACGTAAATAGCCAGGCAGACTTTATTGAGCTGCTTGAATTTGCCGAACGTAAGGGCATTAGCCAAAAATATATGGCTACCGCATTGAAAAATTGCAAACCGCCGCAGCAATACTACAAAGAAAATGTGCTTGGGGGCGCTCAATGAAATCACCACGACACTATATAGCCATCATCCGGCGTAGGGGCGGCATCATTAACGCGGTCCGGTTGCAGTTTGTCTTTTGGCAAATTGGGCGTGACAAGTATGTGCGTATGGCACGAAAGCAAAAACGATAATGAAAGTGTTTAGTACGTTCACCGGCATTGGCGGTTTTGAAATTGGGATCAGGCACGCAGCTGATCGAGCCGGCGCAGAGGTTGAAATTGTTGGCTATAGTGAAATAGATAAAAACGCAATATCAGTGTTTGAGCGACACTACAAGGGGGTTACGAACTATGGGGATATTACTAAAATTGATGCGGAAGCGCTACCAGACTTTGATTGCTTGGTGGGCGGCTTCCCGTGTCAGGCGTTCAGCATACTTGGGCAGCGCAAAGGCTTTGAAGATACCCGTGGCACACTCTTCTTTGACCTTGCCAGAATTTTGCAAGCAAAACGACCTGGACTATTCGTATTTGAAAATGTCAAAGGGCTTGTTGTTCACGATGGCGGCAGAACTTTCAGAACCATCATCAGTACGATTAGCGACTTGGGGTATGATTGCCAATGGCAGGTTATTAACAGCACAAATCACTCAGTACCGCACAACAGAGACAGGGTTATTATTGTCGGACATCTTAGAGGATCACGTAGACCCCAAGTACTACCTTTCAGACGAACAGCAAAGAAAAATAACATCCAATATCATAGTGCCAAAACGTACCCCAGCGAACCGCAGGTAAGAATACCAGAAGCCACCGTTGCAGGTTTTGCAATGGCTAAGCCAGGTCAGGCAGTAAATCTATCAATGCCAAATAGCCGGTCCAGGCGTGGCAGAGTCAGCGATGTATCACCAACGCTAGATACTGGAATGTGGATATACACGGTAGATGCTGATGGGCGATTGCGCCGGCTGACACCAACCGAATGTGAGCGCCTGCAAGCATTCCCTGATGGCTGGACTAAGACCGGCATACTAGGCGAAGAGTTTACTGACCGGCAGCGTTACAAGATGCTGGGCAATGCGGTCACCACAAATGTTATACAATCAGTTTTTAGTAAGATATTTAATCAATAAGGAGTCACAGAAATGTCACCAACAGTACCAACACTAAGCAAGCGAACAACAAATATACTCATAGGCGTGGCAGCTGCCATTGTGCTATTCGTGATTATCTTAATCACATTCAGCGCCGCCAATAATACCGCGGTCCGGCAAGAAGAGACTATTAACGCCAGTCAAAGCAATATCAGCAAAGAAGAGCAGCGCCGTGTAGACCTGTTCAATAACCTGGTTGATGCGGTCCAGTCTGCCACCACATTTGAGCAAGCCACCCAGACTAAGATTGCCGAAGCGCGATCACAAGGCAACAGTGGCAATGTTGACCAGGCAATGCTTACCATCCAGGCAGTTGCAGAAGCCTACCCACAAATCAAAAGTATTGACCTCTATAAGCAATCAATGTTGGAATTCAGCATTACTGAATACCGCTTAGCATCCTACCGTGAGCAATATAACAGTGATGTCAAAGAGTACCGTACAACCGTGCGCTCATTCCCACGTTCAATGATTTTGGGCATTATGGGCTATGACGTAAAAGACTATAAATTGCTTGACTTCAATGTAGATAACAGCGAAGCACGGGATCTGTTTAACTAAGATGAATGATTATAAGCGTGTCTTGCTTGTAGTCCTGGGTGCAATACTGCTACTGCCAGTTGGCTTTGCAGCAAAAGGCGCTATTG